ATAGCTAGACTCAAAGTCGGCTTCGATGAAGCCAAAGAATCCGTAGGAGCAGCCTTATTGCCTACGCTCCAGAAGCTATTAGATTATTTTATTAACACAGTAATCCCAAAGTTTATTGAGTTTAAAGACGCAGCATTAAAGCCAGTTACTGATGCAATTGCCAGAAATAAGGAATCATTAACTATTCTTTATAACTTCATCAAAGACTTTGTAGTTCCAGTTTTAATCAATAATCTTGGTGGGGCACTTGGATTTATTGGTAAAGTCGCTGGTGGAATTCTTGATGTTATTGGCGCAGTAGTTAATGGAATTAAAAGCGCAGTTAATTTTGCCATCGATGCAATAAATGTCCTTATCCGCGCTTACAATGCCGTCCCCCTTTTGCCTAATGTATCTACCATTTCCAAGCCATCATTCTCGGCCCCTAGCACTCCAAGTAGTTCAACACTTCCAAAGATTGCTACTGCTCCAAGCCCAAGCATCCCAGCAGCTCCTAAGCCATCCACTACTCCAAGCGCTCCATCGGCTTCAACTCCTAGCGCCCCATCAACACTCGTTCCAAGCGGTAACGCAATTCCTTCTAACTTTGATGTAGCTGCTGCAAGAAGAGGCGAAGAGCGCGGAAATGTGATTGTCAATGTCAATGCCCCAAGCGCTATTGATGAAGAAGGATTCACTAGAGCCGTCATCTTGGCGCTAAACAATTCTACTAATCGCGGAACGACTGGCGCTGGCGATTTGAGAACCTCAGCCCAAATCCTATGACCCTTTGGACTCCCGATTGGAAGATTTTAGTCAATGGCGATGAATTAACTTCAGTAACTTTAAGCAACCTAACTATTACCTCTGGCCGTCAGGATATAAACTCACCTACTCCAGCAGGATATTGCTCACTAGAAGTCATAAATACCGATGGAACTAATTATGATTTTGGTATTAACACAGCAGTAACCATTGAAGTAAAAGATACGACTGGCGCTTATGTGGCTATTTTTGGCGGTCGCGTTTCAGACTTAAGGCAAATTGTCCGCAGCGCAGGATCAAGTGCAGTTATTACTAGCTTAAGAATTACCGCAATTGGCGCATTAGCCAAAACTCAAAGAGCAATATTTGACGGGAATTTAGCTCAAGGTTTAGACGGCGCTCAGATTACCGACTTGCTAGATGACTTATTGCTTTCCAGTTGGAATGAATTGCCACCAGCTGAAACTTGGGCAACCTATGAACCTGCTACTGAGATTTGGTCTGATGCTGGCGATATTGGACTTGGCGAGATTGACGCTGGCGAATACACAATGGCTAGCCGTCAAATTACCGATAGCGTCATTTACCCAATTATCAATCAAATTGCTAGCTCGGCCCTTGGTTATATGTATGAAGATGCTAATGGCAATATTAACTACGCGGATGCCAGCCATCGCCAAGATTATTTAATAGCCAACGGCTACACAGACTTAGACGCTTCTCACGCCATAGCTTCTGGCATTGGCATAATCCAGCGTCAAGGCGATTTAAGCAATAAAATAATTATGGACTATGGCAACAATTTTAATAGCTCCTATACGGCTGAAGATTTAGACTCTCAAGCCGAATACGGGTTATTTGCCGAGCAATTCAATAGCTATTTGAAAAATGCAGCGGATGTCGAGGATGTAGCAGATCGCCTAATTCAGCTTCGCGCTTGGCCTAGAAACACCTTCCAATCGATTACATTTGCGTTGCAATCCCCAGAGATTGATAACGCCGACCGAGATGCCTTGCTTAATATTTTTATGGGTCAGCCAGTCAGAATTACCAACCTGCCCCTTAATATTCTAGGTGGCGAATTTACTGGCTTTATCGAGGGCTGGACCTTCAACGCTTCCGTCTCAGGCCTCTCAGTTACCTTCTTAGCTACCCCAACAGAGTTCTCGGCCTTTGCCCAACAATGGGCTCAAGTCAATGCAGCGGAAAGCTGGAATAGTGTTCTCAATACGCTAGAATGGCAAGACGCGATAGGAGTTATTAGTTAATGGCCAATACAACGAATTACAACTGGGAGACTCCAGACGATACAGATTTAGTCAAGGATGGCGCAGCTGCCATAAGAACCCTCGGCAATTCAGTCGATACAACTACTAAGGCCTTAAATCCTGAAACAACCCTTGGAGATATTGCTTACCGCTCAGCAACCAGCAACACAAACACTCGATTGGCTATTGGCTCAGCAGGACAAGTTCTTACAGTCGCAGCTGGCGTTCCAAGCTGGGCAAGTCCATCAGATCAAACACCTTTAACAACTAAGGGAGATGTTTTTACATTTTCAACAGTTGATGCTCGTCTTGGTGTTGGCGCTAACGGAACAGTTTTAACAGCGGATTCTGCGGAAACGACAGGCTTGAAGTGGGCTGCTCCTGCAAGTTGGACTTTAGACTCAACAACAACACTATCTGGAGCTTCAACCTCAATAAACCTAAGTGCTGGCTATAAAGCATTTCATATTTATTGCGTTAATTATCAATTCACCAATGATGCTTATGGTTATGTTAGATTTAATAGCAATACTGGCTCAGTTTATAGATGGTATGGACTTTCTTTAACTGGCACCACCGCAAATGCTGCATATTATGCCAACAGTGATACGGCTTTCTTTTTAAGTAATGCTCAACCCGCAGAGTCTGGAAATCAGAATAATCATTTTTATATGCAGTTATACAATATGGACTCAACAACAGCGCACAAACAATTTTTAATTAGCGATAAATCTTTAAGTAACGGCGCTGAAAAAAGAATAGCCAACGCTGGTGGTTTTTTTGAAAGCACTACCGCGATTACAACTATTCAGATTTTTACTAATGATACTTGGTCTGGCGGAACTGTTCTAGTTTATGGAGTTAAATAATGACAAAACCAATGATAAGAATTAACACAGGTTCAGAAATTATTGATAGAGAGATGAACGCTGAGGAATTGGAACAATGGCAAAAAGACCAATTAGAGGGGCAAGCAAAGCAACAGGCCGAATTAGACAAGGCAGCAAAAAAAGCAGCAGCCGAGTCTAAGCTTGCGGCTCTAGGTCTAACCGCAGATGATCTGAAAGCCTTGGGCCTTTAGAACAATCCCTCAAGATTATGCTAAATAATTAATATGCCTAAATTATGCGCAGCAGGAATTCAACTTCGGGAGCAAATCGATGACGATTATCCTGATCGCGATAGGAAGTCTGATGGCTGGATTGCTGATGCTAGGCATCTTGCAAAAGGCACTTCTGACCATATACCAGACGCTAAATCAGGAATCGTTAGAGCTTTAGATATTGATGCTGACTTATCAGCTCACAAAGAAGAGGCTTACGCGCTAGTTGAGAAGATTCGCAAATTAGCCAAGAAAGGCGATAAGCGAATTGCTTACATTATTTTTGATGGAAAGATTATGAGTCCGATACTGGGATGGAAACGCAGAACTTATAAAGGCGCTAACCCTCACCGATCGCATTTCCATATTTCATTTACAACTTTGGGAGACAAAAATGGCAGTTATTTCAACCTCGAAGGAGAATTTAATGAGCGACTTAAAGAAGATGGCAGAGAGCTGGGCCAAGACATTCCTAGCAACGGCACTAGCGACTTATCTAGCAGTCGGCCTAGATGTCGATGCAATTGCCAATGCAGCTCTCGTATCAGTCTTGCCTAGCATCATCAATTGGCTAAACCCTAACTACGAGCGCTACGGCAGAGTCAAGTAATGCCAGCACCTGAGCTTGCAACCTTAGTTGCCTCAGTATTGGGATCTATTGCTCTACTGATTGCTGGCCTTCGCTACATAATCAAATTGGAGAATATTCCAATAGTGTCGCGCCTTGATAAAATGGAGTCTCAGCTAGAATTGGCCCTAGCGAAAGGGGTCAGAAATGGCAACGCGAAAGCGCGTAAGTAAGAAGCCAGTCAAGCGTCCAAAGAGACGCAGGACTACTAAAGAAACCCCATTAACAAAGCTTGATTTCTGGGCTATTGCTGCCAATGAAGTTTATAAAGCTTGTCGCAGAGCAGGAATGGATGAGGGCACTGCTTTGGCCTTTGCTATGGATCGCAGCTCTTATCCCGATTGGATAGTGCCACTCGATGACCCAATGAGGAAGATTGGTTGGGAAGATGGAGAAGAGGACAACTAATCTACTTTCGAGAGGTTGAACTCTTTGAGGCTCTTAAGTCGCTTTATCCAGACTTAACGCCCTTATCAGCGACCGACCGAGCAGATGGCATTACCCACAATTCCTATATTGAGCTCAAATGCCGTAGGACTCATTACGATACTTTAATGATTGAGAAGAAGAAGTGGGATTATCTGGCCGATATAAGGGCTAGAACGGGCGCTAAGACCCTTTATATCAATTCAACCCCTCACGGGGTCTATCAGTTTGA